AGAGTATCTAAATCCTGAAGGTTGCCATCCAATTTTGCTAGCTGTGTACCCTCTACAGAAATCTCACCAGCGGATGCCCGTGCAATAGTGGTATCAGTAGCGTGACCCAGTTCAATTCCGGTGCATTGCGGGCTATCCCCAGTACCAACACCAACCGACGTTCGGAGTGTAGCCCCACTCTCAGCCACCGGGTCAGTGGTTCCATCCCCCACAATCATTTCACTGTCAGCCAACACTGCCATTGCAGTGACAGCACCAGTGCCAGACCCCACCAACACACCACCATCCGTCAAGGTAGAGGCACCAGTACCACCATCAGCAACAGCTACATCAGTACCACCAGCCCTATATACTGCATTACCCTCGATGGTAATATCACCAGCCCCAGATCTAACTATTGTAGTGTCAGTAGCGTGTCCTAATTCAATACCTGTAAACTGTGGACTGTCACCAGTACCCACCCCCACACTAGTTCTAAGGGTTGCACCACTTTCAAGGGCAGGGTCAGTTGTACCATCACCTACAAGCATCTCCCCATCTGCCAACACTGCCGTTGCCGTTATAACACCAGTGCCAGACCCCAACAACACTCCACCATCAGTTAGAGTGGCAACACCAGTCCCACCACCAGGGACGGTAATAATTGGTCCCTCCCCAGCGGTACCATCATGACTGTGGCCAGCGGTGGCATCAAAGGCTGATTGTAGTTGATTGAACTCATTATTAAAGTCAGAGGCATCAGCAATCTGACCATCAACAATCTCAGCACTTGACTGTCTTGTATATCCAGTACCCATTCTTATCTCCGATAGTATGGAACAAATTCAACTACAAAACCCTCTAGAGAATAGGGTGGGTTTGTATCGTTGGTGGAAAAGTTGAGGGCGGCAGTAAAACCAGACCCCTCTACATTCTGCTTTGTGGTGGGTTCAAAATTAGCCCCATAAATGGAGGACCCATATATAAATGTTGACCCATATATTGTTGATGCCCCACTGTTTACAAGTGTGTAGGCTGTTGGTTGGGAGACATCACTATCACCATAATCATAATATACATTCAAACTGATGCTGGCGGTACCCTCAACCCTGTAAAACACTCTAATAGTGTGGAGTGTTTTTCTCAGTGTAATATCACCAAAGTCGTAGTCTGGGGTGCGGTATGTAGCCTGGACACTTGAACCATTAAAGGAGTTCCCACTCTCTTGCTGATATACAAACCCGTCATCATACCCCCCATGTACAACTGTCTCTGCATCTCCAATATAAGCACTGTCACAGACACGGGGTTTAATACCAAGTGTTTCAGACCACTCCCAAGTTATACCACCTTCTGGTGTTCTCCTAATAGCACCTACAATACCTTTGCTAACACTTTCAAGGTCATTTGAGATGGGGTAGAATAGGCGGTACTGGCTTTTCTCCCGGATAACTACAGAACTAATCTCTGTGCTGTCAAATGTGCTAGCATTAAATATGTTTGTAATAAGTGGCTGGATGTTCCTAGAAATACTACCCAACTCTATATCATCAAGCTTCTCTGTACCAGCAACCGTCCTGATACCATCTGGGGCTAGGAATATAACATCACCACCAATCTCCTGGACAGACCCCTTTGCCAAACACCCAATATTGTCTGTAATCCTCTTCAACTGAAAATCTGCAACTGATGTACCTACAAGCTGGTGGATGGAGTTTTTACATAAAATAATAAGGCGATCCCTCCAAGACACCATATCAATGATAGTGTCCCCTACCTGAATAGTTCCTGATCCCTGTGCTGGGTCAAAAGCTGTGTCAGAGAAGGGCTGGGTGAAGGTGATGAGGCCAAGGTTTGCACTTTCTCCTGCGAAGAACAGGTGGTCAACGTGGGCAGCACAAATTCCAGGGTTTGTGGGAGCATTAGTACCGTTGAGAAGAGTGTAGGTAGAACCATCGTAAATAGCGGCTTGGTTGACACCATCACACATGACGATATTAGCGGTACCATCCCAGTTATATATATCAAAGTCGTACACTCCCCCAGCAGTCCTTGTGGCTACAGTGGCCCAGGTTGTACCAGTACCAAAATAGATAGTGTTCAAGCGGGCTACAATCACACCAGAGTTGAATACCTTGACCCCAAGTACAACACCTGTCCCTGAAACCTCTGTACTAGAATATGTGGTGAACCCTGACAGCCGCCTGTAACCACCGTGCAGACCCACCTCAAAGTTTACAAGGTCAAGGCTCTCCCCAAGATTGTCACGCAACACATTCTCGTTGACTACAAGCCCGCCCCTGCCCTTTACCTTATCTGAAGTTACAAGTTTGTGTGTGGCGGTTGTAGCCATTAACGTGCCCGGAAGTTTTGTGGACGTTGAATTAACTCAGTCCTCATACTTGCTACAATATCCTTGTAGTTGGTTTCACTGTCAGAGGCTGCTGCCATATCTTGCCTGAACCTGTAACAGTACATAAGTGCCCGCTCCCTGATGGCATCCTTCCACCTGTCTGGGATACTCACCGTAGAGGCATTAACAGTGGCATCGGTGTGGATTACCCAATATTTATATTCAACAGTGTACTGGCTACTATCAGGAATGTTGCTGAGGGAGTATTTGTCATTCTGACGCCTAACAACACTGTCAGGGGTAGAGAAGTTAGCTGGGCTTTGGTACTTCTCATCAGCCCGTCTAGTATTCTCCCACTCTTCCAGGTCCATACTTTCAAGTTTCACAGGTGCATCTTTGAAGAACACCTGGAGAAAGTCAACATCATGATTGGCATTTGTAGAGTTTGCAAATTGGATATATGAACATTGGGAGGTGGCGGAAAACTCTACACGATGGAACTCACCAGCTCCCAAGTCTGAAACTGTATATGCTGTAGAACTTTGAATGTCTTGGGCACCTGTGCTAGTACCCACTTGTAAATTAACTGTCCCACCTACAATCCTAAAATCAAGAACATACCTTTTGTTGTCAACAGTGGATATTGACTGTTCCATAGCCCCCACACCAGAAGCCCCACCAGCTAGCCTAGCACGACCATTACCATCAGTAGTGTGAGTAAAACTACCAGTGTCACTAGAATTATCAGTCCAAGAGGTAATAGATGAAGCAAAAGCACCATTAGTAGCAAGGTCTGTAGAATAGAGAAAGAAACTCTCCCAATCAATTTGGCGGTATGAAGACGGGAGGTCGTAGTCTTGTTGGCCAACAACAGTTGAATCATTTTGAGTTTGAACAGCAAACGGCCACTCAATCTCTTCATTGTATATATCACGGACGGCACGGTTGACTGCCGTGTTAACATATTTTGTAAAGCCACTAGTAGTCGAGACATCAGTAATCTCCACCTCGTTCAACTCTCGGAGAACATCATTCACCAGTGTTAAAAAGGTCACTGTAGTAGCCATTACAAGTCCTTATGGTCATTAGAGGATACTGGGGGAGCCATAAAGACCCCCCCAATATTGTGGCTAGGAGTTGGTAGCAGTCTCGCGGTGACCAGACACATCCAACAGGACAGCCCAGATGCGAACAAGACCAGCGGTAGCAGCTGCGGTGTTCACGGTAATATCAATAGTATCACCAGTGGTAGCCGTAACCATAACGCGCTGATTGGTAGCAGAAGGGGAAACAGCAGTACTGTAACCCGCAGACGTACTATCCAAAGCAGCAGCCCAACCGTTAGCAGCTTGACCGGCACCATCCAAGTCTAGAGTTGGGGTGCCATCTGAGGTGAATGCAGTTAGAACCTCAAGACCAGCAGCCAAGATCAAAGTCTCCTTGGGAACTGCGATGGCCTGAAGAACGTCAGACGCAGCCACGCCCGCAGAACTATTGATGAGGCCCACGTTAATGGTGTTCTCCATCAGATAGGGGAAGCGGTTCGTAGCAGCATGTCCACCAGCCTCTGCACCCAGCGTCATATCATAAGTAGCCATAATTTTATTCCTTTCTTATGATAACTAGTCGATGCTGACGTAAGCAACGGCAAGGGCTTCGGGGCGAATGACCTTACGACCATAAAGGTGTAGGCCACGGACGATATCCGCGAAACTATCGGGGTCACGGAAAGCTTCAGTCTTGGCAATCTGACTGGCAGTTGCGGTACTGGACATGTGGCCAGCAACACTAGCATACCAAGTGGTACCAGACTTAGGCGCATTGTTGGTCTTGTAGCAGCGGAAGCCACGGATAAGACCATCAAATACCCGACCATTCCGTAGGGGGGACTGGTTGTCACCAGTAACCTCAACAGGAAGGATTTTACTGTTGACATCAGACATCTGTTCCCAGAAGATAGGAGCCGCTACAAAGAAACGGTTCTCTTCAGGAACATCCTGATCGTCAAGCAGGCGCTGTAGCCGTGCCATTACGGTTAGGGGGTCTACCTCACCAGCGAAGAAGCCGGTATCAATGGGAGAACCAGTTGAACCATAATAGTTGGCGGCAAGAGCGTTCTGGCGCATGTATTCAAGAACTTCACTATCAAAAGTGTCCTTGAGCTTGTAGGCGCCGCTGGAGGTTGAGAGGGCTTGCCAATTTACATGTGACTGACGCTCTTCAATGTCATCCACCTTAAACTGGAAGGCATTTGCCTTATCCACCTGCATCTCAATCTCATCGTCTGCTAGGTCTTGCGTGGTTAGCTTCTGCCCACGAGCATAAGCGGCCACGGTGATTGCTGGCTCCTTGATGATATTTACCTTATCACCAAACGAGGAAATCTCACCGGCATAATCGGTGTTTGTAACATCTTCCACAACACTTGCGCGACGGAAGAATTTAAGCACCTTCTGGGACCAAATTTCTGGAACCCAGTTACCAGTGTTGAGGTTTCCCCAGCCAGCAGCTTTAGCAACTACGGCCATTTTGTGTACCTCATTGTTTAATCATCAACAATCCGGCCCTCTTCAACGGCAGCGTCTATTTCAGCCTCATGCTTCTCAAACTCTGCCCCTTTGAGGGACCTGATTTCTGACAGTTTCCAAATGCGTTTACCGTCATCTGTTTTTAAAGGTGTTGATCTTTTAGACCCAACAGAAGTGGCGGCATCGCGGTTTCTTTGGTTCTTAGTCCTCTTGGGTTTGTCGGACTTTTTAATGCCTACCTCTGCTTTATACATATCCACAACACGGGATGCCCACATGACATTTGTGTTGTTTTTGAAGATTGCGTCCGAAATTTCTTCGGGTTGGGCGTTTAACCACCCCAGGAAGTTTTTATCCTCACGCAACTCATCAAAGTCTGTGTGTGTATTCAACAGTTCTTGGTAAGCGGTCTGTGCCTCTTGACCCTTGTTCTTCTGTTGCAGTTCGGCAACTTTAGCAGTTAGGGTAGCAGCACGTTCCTGTGCCTTCTTTTCGGCTACTGTCTCTACAATCTCCATGACATCTGGATATTCGGACCTAAACTCTTCAAGCTCTTCGTCGGTCTTTTGTGGGGCTTGCCTAGCAGCAGCACTCACTTCAGCCTTGAATTGCTCTTGTTCAGCTTTGACCTCGTTTAACTTTTTGTCATGGTAGGACTTGAGATCGCCATAACGCTTCTTCCAGTCCGTTGTATCCGCAACCTGTTCAGGAGTGGTTGTGAAGCTCTCACCCTCTTCATCAGGGTCCTCTTCAGGTTCTGGATCCTCGGCAGGGTCGCTATCATACAAACCTTCACGGTATTTGTTACGATAGAGAGTATCTTCCGGGGTGACAGTCTCCTCATTAGTGGTAGGCATCATATTATCTCCTTCAAATTAGGGCCACAAAAATGTGGGTGGCTAGTTTGAAGCTACTCAAGGGGCCAGATAATTTATGATTAAATTTCTGGGTAGCCTCACTCTATCTGTTGTAACTACAAAGCATTCTGCTCATATTTAGACACGAAGTCTTCTACTTCGCCAGCCCCCTTGGGGGTATTGTAATAGGTCTTCCAGTATTGAGCTAGACCCATTACATTATCCTCATGTGGTAGTTTCTCTGGCTGCATCCAATATTTTAACCGGGCTACTTGTGTCTGGAAACCCAGGTCAGTCTTCAATACATATTCCAACTCACCGTGGTAGAGTGGGATTTGTATCTGTGGTCTTTCAGTGGCGTACCTCATGACATCTAGGGCAGTTGTTGGCTCTATTTGATAAACACCACA